GTCGAATTTTTGCGAGTTGTTGCAAAATCTCAATCGGATTTTAATATATTTACTATCCGATTATTTCTAATTGTATAGTAACAAATTTACTATACGATTCACTTGTCTGCAACTGACAATTATTTATGAGTTAGCACTCTATAAAATGCTAACAACATATACTCTTAGTTTGAAAACTATAAAATTCAAGAAGCGTGAGTCAAGACTCCTTAAAATCTAAATCAAAATAAGAGCTGCGCACTCTTAAAAATGCGCACTTTCTAAATTTTTATTTATAAAAATTTCATTTTACTTTTTCATTGTTAAATTTGAACAATTTAACAAAGAATTATTAAAGTTTATTTTATATCTAATAAATTAACTCCTTATTTAATTAATTATAATTTATATATTAGGACCGTCACTCCATATTATATTGTGATCGGTGCAATTTTATATTTGTACTGCCCTAAGTAAGTATATTAATGATTATGAAACACATACTATAAGACTTCATAAAAGGTACCCACCTGAAGCGTTGATGTATGTCTAGTAAAGATAAATTATTTAGTTTATCCATCATTAATATATTTCATTTAGTAAGCTTACTCATATCATTTTGTATATAAAGTTATCTGTAACGATGCTTTTCCCTTTCAGCAACCGTAAATGCTGCCGAAAACATATAATTTATATATTTTATTATTATTTAAATCTCTCATTAAAATTATTATTTTATTATTTATTCTCTAATCTCTAATGATTTCTCAATTTCGTTCCAAATCCTTGGGATTAAACAAATGACTTCTTCTTTAAAGATGGTTAGGGATAACGTGACAAAACAAAACATTCTTATTAAAAAACAAAAAAATAAAAATAAAAATAAAAAAATAAAAAATGCAAGAGTCGTATCTGAAGTAAGGAAAGCAGATAAAATTAAGTCTATTATTAAAAATAAAAGTAGGCAAAAAAAAATTACTCTAGTTAATTTTGAATCTGATTATTTAGAAGATTCTTATCAACTAGATCATAAAGACATTTCTCCATTGAATATTGAATATAAAACACATTTACTTATGTATATTGTTTATTTTCATCTATCTAATGCATTATCTCAACCATATATTGTTGATTTCATACGATTTATTAAAAATTATTCTATAGAAATATCTACTAGAGACAAAAAGCTCTGGTCATCCAATTCATTATCTAAACTATATAAAAGATATATAAGTTCTCACTTATGTTATTTTATAAGTAAACAGTTAGCTCTTTTCGTTAAGAGTTCAAAATTTGATATTAAACTAAATGATATTTACCAAAGAGATCCTTCTTTGGAAAATATTAATTTTGTTAATGTTATTCTTTGTAGAAAACCTGTTGAATATATTAAATGTGAAATTGATGATTATTTTTTCTCTTCGATAAATCAAAACTTACACATAATTTTTGATTTTTCTGACCAATATCTACAAGATTTATTTAATCATGGATTTTGTGTAGAAGATATTTCACAATATTGTGTTGATTTAGATGGCATATCTAATGAAGATATATATGAACATCTTGAGGAAGAAGAAATGTTACATTCACCTATAATTATAGGTTCTTTAAGTCCCCCCAAACGTAATATCCTTGATAGATGTGAACTTAAATTAGAAAGATTTAAAATTGACGTTCAAAATACCAAGAAACAATTTAATTATTTCTTAAAAGATGTTTCATCTGAAGTTAATTCCAATTTGCATGTTGTAAAGTGTAAAGCCAAAGATAATTTTCAAATTTTCTTGGATGATATTGACGATATTAAAAAATCTTTATATGATGTAATTAAACATACTTCCGTTGATGGCAGTATGTATTTTATTGAATATATAAATTCTGCCATTTACTCTATTTATCAAATAATTAGGCATAGAAACAAGGCCGAATTGGTTTGGTCATTAACTGTTTTTATGAGCAATTCATTTCCTGGTTTTTCTAATACGATACATGACATAATAGCTCAATACATTAAAAGCTTTGTGAGTCAAATATCTTCTTCCGAAAAAGTTAAGAGTGAAGGATTTGAACTTGATGAAACTTTTTCACCCAAGAAAATGTTTGAGATGGTTATATCAAGCCAAGTTGTTCGTTCCACCCGGAATTTTATACTTAGTATGGTAGGTTTGCGTTTTTTTTCTTTAGAAACTTCTAACAAATTTACCAAATTGCTAGGAGAAGCTAAATCTACCAATGTTTTAGATTTTACTTATTCTATGGTAGAGATGACTGAATCTTTTTTTAGATTCGGCCATACTTACTATATAACAAAATCTATTACTAGTGCATGGCTTGATAAAGATCTTATAGCTCAATATATAGATGAAACAACAGAATTAACATTATCGTATAAAAGTGTTTATATAGGTAATGATATGAATTTTATTGATACTATTGCTGCTGATAGAATAAGTGCAACAGCTTTTTTAGCAAAAGCTGATGTTTTTATCAAAAAGGGAGAAACTATCACTAAGACTATGAAGTCCAATATACCTTTTAAAGCTAGACTTACAGAATTACGTGTTATGCGTAGATCTATAATGCTGGAGATGCAATCCAAAAGAAGAATGGCCCCTATGGGCATTGTTCTTCATGGAGATCCTGGTATAGGTAAATCTTCTGTTTTAGAAAATATATTTAAGGTTCATTGTAAATCCGCTGGTAGAATTTATTCACCAGATGTAGTTTATAATAGATCCCCTAAGTCTAAATACTGGACGGGTTATGATCCAATAATACAACCTATTATTCATATACCTGAAGTTGGTTGTATATCTAATATATTGGCACAAAAAGGAGATGAAACTATTGATGAATTATTAATGTTAATTGATAATTCTCCTTACTGTCCTGATCAAGCTGCTATTGAAGACAAAGGCGTTAATTACGCTATGCCTGAATTAGTAGTTATTGATACCAATAACCCTGATATGAATCTCAATACTATAATGTCAGCTCCAGCTGCCATTAGGCGAAGATTTTTATATATAGAAACACAAGTCAAAAAAGAATATAGAAAAGCTGGTGGTGTATCTCTTGATACAGCCAAGCTTAAAACTCTTAATTTAGAAAATAAAATGGATTTATGGGATTTTCGTATTTATGAACAATGTCCTCAAGAAGGTAATGTTAAATCTACTAAAATTTATTATGAACATAATGATCCAAACGTCAGAGACAAAGAAGTTTTTGATATGTTTGGTCTTTGTGCACAATTATCGGAATCTTATAAACAACACAAAGAAGCACAAAAGAAATTTATGGAAGCTACTTCTGAAGATGT